GGTCTCACTTTTAACAGGACTGACAGCTTTCTTCTTAGCTACTGCTGCTTCATCAGCCTTCTTCTTAGCTTCCGCTGCCTTTCTAGCTCTATCTACAGCTGCTTTTCTTGATGTTTCTTCAGCCTTTCTTTTAGCTTCAGCGTCTCGTTTCTTCTTAGCTTCTGCCTCTCGTTTTTTCTTAGCCGCTGCATCTGCTTTAGCTTTAGCTTTAGCAGCTTTGTCAGCTTGAAACTTTTTGTTTCGTTCTCGAGCAGCGTCTTGCATTTTCTTTTTGTTAGCGGCTTTAACCTGACTAATAGTTTTACCAGATGCTATTCGTTTCTTAGCAGCTGCCTGTGCTCTGTCTCTGCGGTCTGCCTTTGCTTGTGACCGACTCTTTGCACCAGACGGCTTTTTACCAGCAGCCTTCCGTGCCGTGGTCCTTTTCTTAGCAGCAGCCTTTGCTCTGTTTCTTGCTCTTTGTCGATTATTGCTGCGTCCACCGCGTCCGCTACGACGGTTTCGTCTAGCCATTACTCTTCTTTGCTAATTCGTTTGTTGTACCACTCGACCACCGAACGCTGACCAGCTTGATACATGATAGAACCAAAGTCTTGTTTCGGATGTGGATTAACAGGTGGAAATGTTTCTTCTAGTTCTATCTGTATAGAACCTATGGTTGGGCCGATGATGGCCTCAAGCATATTGTGGGAGGTTGGTGTTTGCATGTTCAAAGAACGCTGGCATACGAGCTGCTTTTGTGTCAGAAAACTGTGGGGCTTTGCCCTGATACATTAACTGATCGCTCGCATCCAGCCAAAATTTTTTCGCTAAATATTTATCAGTGTTGTTCTCTGTTAGGGGTTGTAGTACCCATTGTATAGTTGCCTTCCGAAGCTTATCCAAAGAAGAGCTAGGAACAAGACCCAACTCAGCACATACGAGACTATTTGTCGCAACGTGTATTTGTTCATCTCTGGATATATCAGCTGATACTGTTCTGAGAGCAGCGTCACCAAGAAAGCGAAACATAGGCAATAGAACAAAGAATATAGCTCGCTCTGCAACGAGGGCTTTTGTGATAGTGTGGTCAGGGTGTGCAATCCAAGCATCTCTTAACCTCAGTGCTTCCTGTTCGGCTGAAGGATCAGCACCGTGGGCGTCAACAATGAAGCCCAAAGCGAGATCATGTTTGACCTCGTCTTTAACGTTCGACTCAAGAAGTAACCTCGCTGACTGCGGGACTTCTTTCTCCAAGCCTTGAGAAATAAATTCTCCAACTGGTAGCTCCATATGGCGTATTGCAAGAGCACGTTTGATGGTTTCTTCAGCACCTTTCTTAACTTCTCCTTTGGTGGGTTGAACTGGTGTCCATGTTCTTTTTCTAGATAATAATTTTATGTAGGGGTTCATTGTTCGCAGTCACATGTAATTTCTTTTGGTTTCAATAAGTCATCCAAGTAACTGTCAATGTCAGTATCACCTAACGCTGCGTAAGCATCAGACTTGTCTTGTACATCGCCCATAACTTGGAGAGAATAATATAATGAGGTCTGTGGGCTTCCTAGCCACTCCTCTATAAATGCTTCATTGTATGTAACTACATCACTCCAGCTGTTGAAGCTGTAGCCATGAAGCAATCCTGTCCTATCGAGCATCGTCATGATTTCGTCTGCTACACGCTTGTATGCGTCCCATCCTACTTCACTTGCTATCTCAACGTTTCCATAGTTGACTCTTTCTACTCCAAACTCGCCGGAGTCTCTGTCAACCATTGTAGCTATTGGTGGTGCTATCTCGGGTGTGCATGTAAAGCCGTCTAGGTCTCTACTGCGATAGCTGCAGCTGGCAGTGGGTGCAATAGCGAACGCCCTTACCATATTATTATTATGTGCTACTTGTGCCGCTTCAAAAATTGCCCTGTCCAATGCAACAGCCGCGATACCGGCTTCGTTGGCTGCACTATGTCCTCTGTTGACAAGACGGAGGGCTTCTCCGAAGTCTGCGTAGCTGATGTTATACCTTCTGAGGAAGTTGGCAAGACCGAGCACTCCGAGCCCAACCTGTCTGTCCACTTCTGGGGTAAGGTACTCTCCAGATTCTCCAACACCTGTCCGGCCATGGAGATCACACAACTCGGACATGCCTGATACGAAAGCCTCTTGTAGGTTGTCGAGTGTACAGGAACCGAGATTGACATGCTGTAACAAGCAAGTTCCACGTGAGGGCAAGTATACCTCAAGGCAGACGTTCCCATAGATACGCTCCCCGGTATTGGAGTCATGTCTGATTTTGTTGAGCCAGACGTCTCCTGATTTGATTCCATAAATTAAAGCGTCCTTTGTATCTTGATCTGCAAACTTCCACATGTCATCGTCAATGTCGATGCAACGCTTGACCCAAGGCAGTTCTGATCGAGTTGCAGTTATAAAGTCCACCGCATCAGGGTGGCATAGGTCGAGGTGCAATACAATAGCACCATTCTTGTAGGCTCCGCCACGTCTCAGTGTTTCATTGAGTGCGGAGTATATTTTACCAAAGCTGACTGGGCCAGTAGCCACAAGTCCTTTGTCATTTTCGTGTCCAGCTGGTCTAAGCTTAGATAGGTGGATTGCACAACCTGCACCAAATCTGAGTGCGTGGCTTGCGAATCTCCAGCTAGCTTCGATGCCGTTAGGACCTTCCATGCTATCTTCAACAACGAAGGTCGTGCATGATACAGGTAGTCTTGATGTAGGATCATCTATCCAAGATTGTACCCGTCCAGTGCGGGAGATTAGGTTAGACATGTTAAATAATAATACTGTTTTCTATAAAATCTTTGAGTGCATTACCTAGTGCAAAGTTCTGCCTTTGTAATGCAAGGAAGACGGTGATTACATCTTCCTTTTTGTCATAATGTTTACGTAAATTATCTTCAATCACTCGCAACTTGAAGTCCTGTTCCATCGTTAACTTCATAAGTGGATTCGGGCGACCAGAGTTTTGGTTGTTGTTGTTCGGAATCATAGTCCTCATCGGTAAGTATTCTGGCTAGTCTAGCATTCAACAAAGCATCTTCTTCAGTCAATCCTTTGTCTTTAAATGCTTTCACAACTGTTGACCAGCTGTAGCCTTCTTTATTGAACAGAGTTTCTGCTCTCTTGACACCAATGCCGGGCACACCGCTGTAGCCATCAGTTTGATCGCCTGCTAGTGTCTGGATTAGATGCCACTTCGCACCCTCTTCTGGTGTAATCGTGGTAGTGTCTTCTAAATTATATAGCTTGCCGGGTATCTGTTTCATGTCTTTGTCAGGAGAAACAATGATGTTCCCTTCAAACTTGGTGGCAAAAATGCCCATAGCATCATCGGCCTCGAGTTCGGGCATGATGATAACGTCATACTCAATTTTAAGGTTACGTATGACACGTTTGTAACCGCAGGGCTTCTTTCGATTTCGATGCCCTTTGTAATCTGGGGAAATTTTTTTCCTAAAATTTTTAGAGTCGCTAAAAAAGAGCGTAGGCTTGCTAAATGAGCCAAATATATCTTGTATCTGTTGTATTTCACGTTTTACAGCATTATATGCGTCTGAAAAGTTCGATGTAACAAATATAACGTCTTCCCCGTAGTCTATCTCTGTTTCACAGGCTGCACAGCATTTATATACTATGAAGTCTGCATCTATTAGTAATTTCATGGTGGTTTAGTGTACGTCAGCCCAAGTCATGCCTATCTTAGCTTCAGCTGCGATAGGGCATCTCAGGTGGTAATATTCGCCTGCCCATTGAGCAGACGTTTCGAGCCATTTGGCTAGTTGTTCACAGTCACGCCTATAACACTCGTAGTTCAACTCATCATGTATAAACGACAACTGATGGCCGTCAGGTGGTAGGCATTGATTTATAATGACCATCCATCTTTTGGCGATCGTCGCTGCTGATCCCTGTAGGAGGTAATTGAGAAACTTATGCCCTTTGTCAACGCTGATACGACGACCGTCGATGGCGTTTGCGTAACCTCTCTCACTACGTATCTTACAAGCCTGTAACAGCTCCGCAAGACCCGGAATGGCAGCAACATAAGCTTTACGTATATCCGCTCCCTTTTGTGCAGCGGCTTCTTCGGATAATAACTTATCAAAGCTCCTCCCTAATTTGATGTTCCCGGCACCGTAAAGGAAGGCGTAGGTAACTGTTTTAACTTGTCGACGGGTAATTCCAATTCGCTCTGCATTGGTTTGGTGAATATCTCCTGTTGTAAGGATTCGAGCGTAGCGTCCTTTATCGTATCTGGCGAGATAGTGGGCGAGCATCCTGAGCTCAATGCCACTAAGATCGGCAGAGACC